CGGCCCTGAATTTGGAGAATAATATCCATGTGCGGAGGTTGTACGCCTGAAATCAAAAAGATTCCGAGTGTTCGGAGTGTGACGAAGCCGGATGGCAGCGTTCTGTTTAGCAAGAAAGCGCCTACGATTACCGGATATAGACGAGATCCAGTGAACCCAAGGCGCTTGATCAAGAAATGAGGTTCCTATGTGTCCAGGTTGCAAAGGTCATAGGAGGTTAACCATGCGGGATGAACAGAAACCCGTTGTGAAGGGGGACGGAAGTCTCCTGTTCGATCGGTTGGCGCCGTCGTTACCTGGATACCAGCATGACCCGGATAACGCGAAAAGGTTAATCCCGGTTCAAGTGCCGTGTAAGAGTAAGGTCGTGATGCCGTTAATGGAACAAAATGGAAAATACAGTATTGTGAGTATTTGTAGTAACACGTATTGCGACTGGAATGGAAAACACGTCAATGACGACATCTGCAAAGGTTGTCCATTGCGAAGCCACTGATATTAAACTCAGGGAATGTGGCCGAATATCATTTCACGATAACATGCGGCGGTGGCGATGCAGTCCTGGAGCGAATCGTGTGATTTCAGATTTTTGATTTTTAGTTGACTGCATAGGTACGCGAGATTTGATTTGGGAAATGGGACTTTGTGCGGTAGCACACAGAGAGGGTTCGCAGCGTACTGGTCGTTCAAGAATTGGGCGGTGGCCAAAGTGTCTCGATACCAAGGATGGAAGAATGACTCGAAACTCAGTTTCGTGAGCCAATCGATAGTGAATTCCCTGTCGAAAGGCCAGTTTTGGCCTAATGGCAACAGTTTCTTATTTTCCGGTAACACCGGTGGACGTTCCCCGACTTGACGTTTCAGTTTCTCGAACCATTCGTCGAATAAATCGGCAGCGTCCCATGGGTCGATAGCACGTTGCATACGTTGCGCAAATTCGAGTCTGGATACGACTAACGCAGCGTAATCGATATTCTCTGGACGTTTGGGGCGAAGATCCATATAAAACGGGATAACGCCGCGATGCGGAGTGATATTCGCGTCAAGTGGCAGGACGCAAACTTGCCAAATATCGTGTTTTCCAGGGGTGTCCCCGGTCGTCTCTACATCGATTGCGCAGAGTAGGTGGCCGTTGAAATGAATCATTCTGGTGCTCCAAATATCGTATAGGCAATTTTCTCCGCCTGATGGTAAAGGACGCGAAGATCACTGTTATTCCCGACAGTAAAATTCCAATCGGTCCAACCATCTAATTCGGTCTCACGACCATCCGTGGCTAGTTCGCCGTCCCTGTCCATGCGCGCGAGATATCCACCACATGCCCTTATCTTATGTGCTTCGTTGCGGAACCCAAGATCCTTGACGATTATTACGTCTGCCTGGATTCCTCCTCTGAGAACAAAATCAATCCAGGTATCTTCGTATATTTCGCGCATCCTATTTCCGACGGAGATCCAAATTTTCCTCGGAGACATACCGATGGCGGGTAGCACAATCTCCTTTTCTGGGTAGTGCGACTCATAATACTCGCCAGGTTGTAGACCGGCCCAGCGGTAGAGTTGCCAACTGATATCCTTGAGTTTGTCCGCGAAACCTACTTTCTTGACCTTCAAATGCGGGTGATTCTTCTTCAACCAATTCACCATGAAATTGGCGAAAGTATCCTTCCCACGACCCTTCTTGTAACCGACGCCGATTATCACCTGTTTATTCACTGCACCAGTTTCCCGTCGTGAAGTTGCCATGGTTTCGAGTTAATCGACACGTTCTCACTGAACGATAAATTGCCGACATAGAACATCGCCTTATCACTCATGTTACGGCCTTTCGGGAATTGACGCGGCAACTCCCGACCGACACGAATCTTAGTCCAATTGGGCACCTCCTCTGGCTCCAACCAAGCGATGAACTTGTCGTAAAAGTCTGAGTATTTAACGAGAGCACCAGGAATCTTGAAACAACATTCATCGATGAATGCGCTCAACACGTCCATGTTCAACGCTGAGACGGTTTTCTTCTCCTGGGTCTCGATCACAGGTATCGCGAGTCTGGAATCAGGAGGCGGTATCTCGATCGACATGACGGAACCCAAGAAATCAGATGCCTCTTTTTCGAGCAATTGGAAGAACCGGATCTCCGGGATCTCATCCGTCAGAGGCTTAACGTAGCAAACAGTGATTCTAGTATCACCAGGAAAGACTGGACAGAACGAGATGCTGTTGGCCGTCTGGATGAAATGCAGACAGTTTCGGATCTGATACGGAGTCTGACCCTTCTTGTGGACAGAAATGTACCGACCAGTCACCCATTCCTTAATGCGATTTCGGGCTTCCTTGTTCTTCGAGAGGTCGAGTTCTTCCACGTAACAAAGTATCGCGGATTCTAGTTCTCCAGTGAAACCGCCTTGGCTGGTCAGCGCAGTCTTGCCATCGACGTATCCCTTGGTCATGAGGATGCTGAGCGCCTGGTGAAACGAGGTCTTGCCCGTCTTCTCTTCCTCCGAAAACATGAACAAATAAGGCAAGTGCTCGGTCGGTTTCTGGAAGAGGGCGGCTACCCACATCATGAGGTACTCGCCGCCCGTCATGACACCGTTCATTTGGCACCAAGTATTTGATGCGACCGCGGAGTCAAGGCCCGATCCGCAATGAGTCAGGATTCGGTCCCAGGTTGGGTGTACGAACGGCCCCTCGATCTTGGGTTTGAAGCGCAACTGCGCGGCCCCTCGGTTCCATTGGCGGTCGCCAGGGAACTCGTCCTCGAACGGCTTGTTGACGAGCGTCCAGCCACGCAACACGCATTGCCCGAGGATATTATCGATTTCCCGGTCGTTATAACGGAGCGATCGCAACGCAAATTTGACGTGCGTTACGGGTTCGCCCTGCCAGCCGTTGCCTGCGTTGATAACCCAACCATAATCGTCCCCTATATCCGTAATTAGGTGCCGCACAACGTCGTCGTTGTTCCCTACCTCCGGCTCGGAGACCGCTATCGCCTTGACGTTGTAAATACGTTTCCACCAGCCCTTGTCCTCCCGCCAGCCGTCCATGTCCCCGCCATTATCGGATGCCTCGCGTTTAATCTCAACAACTAGTCGGCCGTCCTTCTTATGTTGTTTGAGCACGGTCTGGCGGGCGGCCGCCCACGTAGGGAGTTTGATTTGCGCGCCGAGGGTCTCGGCGACGGTCTTGGCTACCTCCGCCTCCGGGAAGACAAAGCCACCTGATTCCTGTTCGACTCCGTTCATCGAACGTGAAGCGATTTTAAGATCAGGTTCCTGGTTGAAGAAACAACGTGTCCAGCCTTGCCCGTCCTGATCCCACGATGGGTGCTCCTGGACCCCTTGCGTGTAACGCCTTATGGCCCAAGCGCCTTTGCGCAGTGGCGCGGCGAAACAGTTATGGTCGGCACCACGATCCTTGCCCGTTGCGAGGGTCTCGAAGATGCCTTTGAGATTAAGCTCAGTGTGGGCACGCTTCAGATCAGCCGTATGGCAGACCATGAACCAATGGTCTGCGTCCCACCACCATTGGGCACCGATCTCGTCGAAGAATTGTTGCAGGCGCAGATGCGCGGAATCTAGTTTGATTCTCGGGCGCGTGCCGCACAGCTCCTCGAACTCGTCAACGTCGGACGACTCAACGTAACGGGGCAGGACTTTCCGGCGGTTGCCGGAGACGACCTCTACGTGGTCCTTCCAATTAACTGGAATATCGCTGAGAATAGAACCCTGCTTGACAAGGCGAAGGCCGTCCGTCCCCTTCATCTTGCGGTGCCAGAACCACATATTAAGGCCCTGGGAATCGACCTTGCTTTTGAAATCAAAGCCGGTCTTAGCCGATAGCATCCCCAGGATGGCACGGGCAAGGGCGGCGTGCTCGGTGTGATTCTTGGTGGGAATGTTTGGGAGAAAGATGTAGAGATGGTAGCCGCGCCCGGATGTTGACTTCCGAACCGTGACCCAGGGTATCTCCAGCGCGATCGAGGTCAACTCGTGGAGTTCCTCGGCCGTGAGACCTTGCGCGTGGTTCGCGATGGAATCGAAGTCGTAGGCGCACCATAGGCTTTGACGCTTGACCCAATTCCAGCCGGTCAAGCCGATGCCTTCGGCGTGTTGGCCGAGCGGCCAAGTCATACGCTTAGGTGTGTATTCAGGTGCAATTTTGGCCTTGAAAGGTATGCGAAGTGATTTCCATATCAATGTTGGGTCATCCGGGTCAGCCCAACCGCTCCAATTGCGGCCCTGGTACTCGCCCTCGACGCGAATACCGTTATCCCTGGCGGCATTAACTTGGACTTCCATCTCCGCGTTATAGAGATCCGACAAATCCCGATGCGTATTCGCTTCGAGAAACTGCTTGATTGCCTCAGTTTGCAGCATTTTCCGTTCCTGAACGTTGAGAATAATCTCAAATATCCCGCTGAGAACAATCTCAAATCAGAAATGCTACTTTCTTGACATAACTTTCGGCTAACCTAGACTAGCGTGTTTACAGAAAATAGTTGCGCGGTTTTTCGTAACTTGTTCGCTCGTTCGGAGTTGCGCCGAGTTACAAGGTTACAAGTTTTCCTATCTGCCCCATGCGGAAAACTCAACTCAACTAAATTCCCTGGAAAGAATAGGAAAACTGTCAACTCTGTAACTCGGCAAATTGACACAACTATATTGGCGCGCAGTTACGCGAACCGCGCAACCTTTTTTCGTTTTCACGCTAGACTAGGGTAGCGGGAATCGCCTTGCCAAGATGGCGAGTTGAGTTGAGATTATGAAACCGGCCATTTGAGAATAATCTCAACCGAAACGATTCCGAGAACAAACTCAAGTTTTCTTTTCATGTCTACAGGGAGAGTATTCTCAATGACTGACACAGTGAAGACCGTTGCCATCAGCGACATTCGCCCGAACGCAGTTGCCCTCCGCGCCGTTGATCGCGAAAGCGAGGCGTACATCCAACTCCGCGACTCGATTTCCGATCCGACCATCGGGCTGCTCAATCCGATTAACGTTCGCGAGCGAAGCGAAGAGGTCGATGGCCAGCCGGTCACTTTCTATGAGATCATCGATGGCCTGCATCGCTACACGGCGTGCAGCGAGATCGGCATGGAAGTCATCCCCGTCAACGTCAAGGACTTCAACGAGACGGAAGCGTTCCTCGCGCAGATCATCGGAAACGCGATGAAAGTCGAGACGCGGCCGGTCGAGTACACGAAGCACCTCCAGCGCGTCATCGCCGCGAATCCGACTTGGACAATGACGGATTTGGCAAACCGCGTCCATCGCGGCCTGCCCTGGTTGACTCAGCGTTTCGGTTTGCTGAAGCTCGAACCGTCGATCCAGAAATTGGTGGATGACGCGAAGATTCCGGTATCAAACGCCGTCGTCCTCGCGAAGTTGCCCCACGAGGAGCAGCTGAACTACATCGAGCCGGCCATGACGATGGTTGTAGCGGAGTTTGGCCCGCTCGTGCAGGCCCGCGTGAATGAGTTGAAGAAGGCCGAACGGGAAGGCCGCCCCGCGACGGAGGACGAATTCGCCCCGCTGGCCCGCCCACGCAAGAAGACCGAACTTGAGACTGAACTCAAGTCCCAGACCGTTCTCTCCGGCCTTGTCGCCGGTTGCGACTCGAAAGAGACGGCAGCCTACTTGTCGCTGGCTTGGGTGCTTCAGCTTGACCCGGCGAGCGTCGCCTCCGCGAAGACCAAGTGGCAGGAAAAGAAGGACGCGATGGCCGAGGCGAAGACGAAGCGAGCGGCCGAGCGAGCCCAGCAGAAGGCGAAGGAAGCCGCAGAGGCAGCCGCCAAGGCGCAGGAAGAGGCAGCGGCCGCGGTTGCTCGTCGATCTGAGTAATTCGCCCTGATGTTCCGTCGGGATGTCAGGAGTTAATCTCCCGGACAACCTGGCCACCACGACGGTGGCCAGGTTGTTTCTTTGCCGGTTTCGGGAGATAAATGTTGAGTTTAACCTCAAACTGGAGCACACATGACTGATTCTTTGATCCCTCTCGAATCCCTCGGCGGTGAACTTTCCGTCCAACAAGAAGCCGAACTCCTCGCCGAGGTCGCAAGTGGCGGGGCGTATTTGCCCTACATGCAACTCTTCACCACGAAGAGCGGCCCAGTGACGGAAGGGAAGATCCCCGGCGGCCATTACGGCGTCGTGCGTGACGGGAACATCACGGACATCGGCAAAGAAGTGAATTTGATTTTGATCGCCGTCCGTGCCCGAGCGTACGAGAAGACCGACGGTGGCCAGATCACGGT